GCGGGGATGACCGAGGCGGCCCCGGTCTCCGTCGACAGCAGCGTGCCGCCCGAGTTGTACCAGGAGACGATCACCCGGAAGTCGCTGAGCCCGTTCGGGGCGTACACCCAGCAGCCGGCCTGGAACCTCCGGCCGACGCGCACCCCGGACAGGGTCTGCCCGGACAGCACGCCGCCGGTGGCCGACGACCCGTTCGGGGTGACCAGGATGGTGCCGGTGGACAGCACGTCCGGGTGCAGGACGCTCGGGTCGTATGCGATCGTCCCGTTGACGGCGGTGAACCCGGTGGCGTCGGTGAGCGTCAGGCCGTTCGGGGTGACCGTGTTGCCGGGTGCCTCGAAGATGACGCCCTCGCCGCCGATCATGGTGACGAACGGGTAGTCCTCCAGGTTGTCCGTCCAGGTGGGGTTCTCGTTCTTCGCGACGGTGCCGATCGTGGTGTCCGACGTGCCGGTGGCCTGGGACAGTTCGATCCCGTCAGCGCCCAGGTGGGCGGCCCGGTTCTGGAGCGCTTCGATGACCGTGACGTCCCACGGGCGTGCCGGCACGCACTGGAGGTCGGCCTCCCAGGTGAAGTTGTGCAGCCGCTCCACGTAGCCCCGGACCATCAGCAGCAGGTCGCCCGGCGGAATCCATTCGCGGTCCGTCGAGCGCGCGTTGAGGATCTTGATGACGGACCCCTGCTCCAGCCGCAGCCACTCGGGGATCTTGTGCGGGGCCGCCTGGAACTTCAGGTGAATCGTCGGGTAGCGCTCCTCGTCCCACGTTCCCAGGTGCAGCTCCCAGCCGGCGACGTCCGGGAGCTGGTGGTCGTACCGGACGTTGACGGCCTCACCGCCTTCGTACGCGCCCACCTCCTCGATCGAGTTGGCCCCCGTTTCATGCGTCACCCGGTACTGGGAGCCGCGCTCCCGCTCCATGGTCACGTCGTTGCGCAGGTACAGGTCGTCGTCCGTGGGGTCCATGGGCGTGACCAGGCCGTCGGAGCCCTCGTAGTTCAGCACCATCACCGGCTCCTGGTTCTCCAGGGCCGAGCGTGGGATGAACTTGAAGGCTTCGGTGCTGGCGTCGTCCCGGTTGTCGGTCATGATGCCCCGGTCGGCGGTCGCCGTCTCCCGCACCAGGTCGACGTACCGGTCCGGGCGCTGAGCGCCCAGCACCGAGGTTTCCAGGCGGGACCCGACCACGATCACCCGGTCGCCCTCCTCCTCCTCCACCAGCCGGCGCAGACGCTGGTCGGCCCGCTCCCCGGTGAACCCGGTGTCGGCCTGGTTGAAGATGCTCGTGAACGGGGACGAGACATCCGTGTCGAAGATCGCCAGGTGCCCCATGGACATACCGGCGAGATCCTCGTGGATGCCGTCCTCGTGCGTCGTCACCGCGTAGGCGCGGCCGATCGTCTGGCTGGAGATCGAGCCGGAGAAGGAGCCCCCGGACTCCCCGATCGTGATCCGCGTGATTCGCCAGTCGATGTTGGACCCGTTCTGCACCGCAGACAGCCGGAGGCGCGCCCATCGGTTCAGCCAGTCATTACTGGTCGCCGCGATGGACTGGTCCAGGATCTCCGTGTCGTCCTGGTCCCAGGCCAGTACCCGGTACCCGGTGTTCCGCACCGAGATCCGCCACTGCTTCGCGGTGCCCGTCGACCAGACGGTGGCCACCACCCGATCCGTGGCCGTGAGCTGCTGGAACTCGACCACGAACTCGACCTGCCAGCCGCCCGGCGTACCGCCCAGCGTGGTGGCCTTGTAGCGCGCACCCGTGTTGAGCTGCGGCAGATCCTTCGATCCGGGCGGGCCGACATGGCTGCCCGGGGTGACATCCCCGGTGAACGTCATCGGAGCGGTGCCCGGCACCGGCGAGTAGAAGGAGTCCGCCCCGTCCGGCTCCTCCATCGGCCAGTAGGCGACCAGACGGGGGTCGGTGACGATGCGGCGGGCCAGCGTCGACTCCAGCCCCCGGTTGCCCTGGAGCAGCCGGCGCACGTGCGTCTCCGCCCGCATCTCCACCCACGCGTCCTGGCCGCCTGTCGTCCAGCGGGCAGGCCAGGAGGTGACCAGGCCACGGAACCGGTTCCACTGGTTGTTCACGTGCGCACCGCCCCCGGTCGTCCACGTGTTGCCGAGGCTGTCCGGGAACGAGGTGTCGCCGTCGACCTGGTCGCGGAAGTCGATGTCGGCGACGACCGTGCCGCCATGCGCGACCTTCGCGCGGAACACCTTCCCGTTCAGGGTCTGCCAGCCGAGCACGGCCAGGGCGTCGCCGATACGCAGGGCCGCCGTCTGGCTGGGCAGGCTGATCGGGCCACCCGCCGTTTGCTCTCCAATGAAGATCCAGTGGTCGTCCATGGTGGGCGCGTAGTAGAAGCGCGCCGTGCCGGTGGAGGCGTCCAGGGTGAAGCGCCAGGCGACAATGCCGTTCGGCGGGATCGGCGGAGTGTCCGGCGAGATCAGGCTGGAGAAGGTCGTCCACGATTCCGACCAGTAGAAGTTCGGCCGGCTCTCGACGATCAGCAGCAGCCAGCCGCCGACACCCGCCTCCATCTGGCCGATGACCTCCCGGATGATGCCGTCCCCGTTGTCGTCCACGTCGAGCCAGGTGTGCGACTGGAACTCGACCTGGACGTCCAGGTCGACCTGGCCGACCGGCGGGGAGATGGCCGTCTCGGCGACCCCGGTTCCCGGCACGTCCAGGAAGCAGGGGCTGGTCTCCACCGACACCAGGACGGGCGTGTTCCGCTTGAGCTGCCCGTAGTAGGGGCTGTTCGGGTTGCGCGGCGAGAACCGGCCGTCCTTGTTGTTCAGCAGGAACGTGCACTTGGTCGGCGCGGTGTACGTCGCCTCGTCGGCCGCGCCGCGCTCGATCTCGATCTGATCCTTGTAGACGTAGTCCGTGATGTCGGTCCATCCGGCGTCCAGGGCGATCTCCACCTTGACCGGAATGGGCTCCTCGGGGAACGTCATCAGCTATTCCTTCCAAGCACCAGTTCGACGTTGCCGCCTTCGACCCGGATGGCGTTGCGCAGCAGCTTCAGCAGCAGCCGGCTGGTCTCGGACGGTCCGGCGTCGATCATAAGGCGGACGGGCTCGCTGCCCCCACCGCTGCCGCCCATCAGGCGGCGGGTGTCCGGGTTGGAGCGGACGCGGGAGCCGGCCGGCAGGTCGACGATCTCCGGGCCGTCCTCACCGACCAGAGTCTGGTGGTTGCGGACGCCGCCGGTGGCTGCCGAGCCGACGACGCCGCCGGTACGCAGGCCGTGCCGGCGCTGCCGCTGGTCCAGCGAGGTGTACCTGTCCTGGTAGACCGTGTACACGTAGCTGGTCGCGGTGCGCCCGTTCATGGACTTGACCAGCCGCTCCGCCTTGGCGATCTTCCGTTCCAGGTCGCGGATGTTGGCGCGCACCTTGGCCTCCGCCTTGGTGCCGATTACGTCTTTCAGCTTCTTCTTCGCCGTGGCGAGATCCTGCCGCCACGACGAGATGTCCGCCTTCAGCTTGCGGGTCCGGTTCAGGCGCTCCATCGCCTCGTCGAACCCGAACGCCGCCTCCGCGCCGGCGTCCAGGTCGCTGATGACGCCCTCCGACCACGCCTTGAAGTCAGCCTTCGCCTTGTCGAGCTTGTCACCGAAGCCGAGCGCCCCGAGCAGCCGGTCCGCGCCTTCGATCATCTGGCCGAACGCGAACAGCGCCACCTTCACCAGCGGGTTGATGCCGTACTTCATGAGCGCGCCGGTGGCGTCGCCCATCGCGCCCATCGCCCAGATCCACGCCTCCATCAGCCACGTCACGGCCTTGACCAGGCCGGACAGGACGCCGAAGAGCATCCGCAGGGCGGTCTCGATCTCGTAGGAGTGGTCGCGCACCAGGTCGGCCATGGTGCCCAGGTGCTTGCCGACGTCGTTGAGGAAGTCGGAGAAGACCTCGCCGAAGATCGGGGCGAAGACCTCCCAGGCGTCCATGATCGGCTTGAATGCCTGCTTGCCCAGCCGCTGGAAGCCCTCGAAGATCTTGTCGATGAACTTGTTCGTGGCCGGGGTCGCCGAGTCCAGGGCCTTCGCGAACTGCGGGGCCACCCGGTTCGACATCTGCTGGAGCTTCGTCAGCGCCCGGTCCAGGACGGGGATCATCGGCTTGCCGACTTCCTCGAAGTCCTTCTTCAGGGACCCGAGGACCGTCTTCCACTTCTTCTGGATCTGCTCCGACTGGAACGCGGCGATACCGCCCACGGTCACGAAGGCGGCACCGAGCGTTGTGATCAGCAGGCCGCCCAGGGCGGCAGCCAGCCAGGAGATGATGCCGGCGAGGATCACCGCGAAGATGGCCTTGCCGGCAGCGCCGCCGCCCTGGAAGCCCTGAACGATGCCCTGTCCGATGCCGTCCGACAGGATGCCGCCGAGAACCGAACCGGTGCGGCGGAACGGAGCCGTCAGCACGCGGGTCAGCCGGGTACCGAACCGGGAGTCGACGTCCGGGTCCACCCGGGGGGTGATCCGCCGGGCCGACTGGGTGCGCCGCCAGGCCGCGAGCTGGGCGTCCGCCCGGCGCAGCGCCGACAGGTCCACCCGGACGCGGATCTGGCCGTTCTGGTCCAGGTCGTTGAACCCGTCCCTGACTCGCTGGAGGTCGTCCTGGATGCGCCGGAACGCGCGGTCGCCCACGTTGGAGAAGCCGCGCTGGAGCCGGCGCTGGGCCCGCTGGATGGCGTCGTCGAGCCGGTAGAACTCGTCGTCCGGGATCGCGCCGCGCATCGCGTGCAGGTCGCGCCGTGCCTGGTTCGCCGACTGCGACAGGCGGGCGAAGTTCTCCCGGGTGCGCGCCGTCACCGCCCGGTCGAGATCGTTCCCGAGCTGGTTGAAGTTCCGCCGGATGCCGGCGAGCTGCCCACGGGTCAGGTCACGGGCAGTGATGTTGACGTTCACGCGGTTAGCCATCGCTGCCCGTCACCTCCTCTTCGTTCGAGCCTGCCTTCACGATGTTCAGCAGGCGCAGCAGCTCGACGTCCTCTTCCATCAGCGTCGACAGGGTGTACCCGGGGAACTGCTGGAGGAGGCCGATGATGTTCTCCGCCTCCTCCAGCTCCCCCGGCTTGGTTACAGTGCTTCCATCCGAACGGGTGCCCCCGGGAACTGCTCGCCACTCGGCGAGCCTTTTCCCAGGTCAGGCGAGGGTCCGGTGAGGTCGCCCATCCACTTCTCCGAGATCTTGAGGACGTCCTCAAGCTCGAACTCGTCGAACGCCGCGGCCGACACGGGGATCTCCCGGCCGTACTCGTCCTCCAGGTTCCACGAGAGGACATTCCCGGCGAGGAAGCCCGGCAGGGCGTCCAGCGTGCGGTCGTCCTCCGAGTCCATGATCGCGCTGAACTTGCGCAGCTCCCCCATCTTCAGGCTGCGCATCCGGATCACGAGACCCTTCAGGTTCTCGTCGTCCTCGAAGGTCAGCGTGTGGACCCTCGGGACCTTCCTGTACCCCATGACCTACTCCATCCTCCGTCGGTACGACCGCCTGAACAGCGAGTCGCCCATCTCTGCGATACGTCGATCAAGGGCTGCCGCCGCCTTGCGGAAGGCCCAGTAGCCCTTGAACCGGGTGGTGGCGTTGCGCGAGCCGACGCCCTCCAGCCACGGGCCGTACACCGGCCCGGCGTGGCCGCCGTCCCACACCTCAGCACCCCCCCGGCTCTTCCGGACCCGGACCGCGTACTCGTAGCGCGGCGTCGGGTCCTTGAAGGACCGGTGGTAGGTGCTGATGATGTGGTCGTGCGCCCACTCTGCGGCCTCCTCCTCCAGCTCGTCCGCGAAGTCCGACATGGCGCGCGCGGCACGCCCGTCGAACAGCGGACCCGAGAGGTGGGCCCGCGTGCGGATCTGGAGGAAGTAGTCGGCCACGGTCAGCTCCAGGTGGGTGCCACGCCGTTGGCGAGGACGCCGGGAGCCGACCAGGTCAGCGCTCCGTCGTCACCACGCGAGAGCTGGTAGTCGGTGAGCAGGCACTCGTTGGAGAGCGTCTGCCCGGAGATCGCGAGAGACACCGTGCGGGACACACGGGTCGACGCGACATCCTTCAGCACCGAGTGGGCGCTGTCCGTCGCGGCGTCGTTGAACACGCCGTTGAGCGTGATCGAGAAGTCGGCCAGCAGGAGCAGGCGCTCCATGGCGAACTTGTCGATGCCGGTGACCTCCTGCACGGCGATCGGCGTCGCGAACTCGAAGTTGGTGACGTCGTTCCGGATGTCCTGAGGAGTCCCGGAGGAGTCGTCCACGTCGAGCGTCGTCCAGCCGAGGCCGGTTTCCTTTGCCATCTCAGCCCCTTTCTGCGAGCTGGGTCAGCCGAGCGGTGTTCTCCTGGAAGTCCTCGATCCAGTGCTCGGGCTTGGTGTGCACCCGGGCCGGGCGGCCACGGGGGTCGCCCCGGAAGTCGCCGGGGCGGACCCGGTACACCTCGGGGCGGTCCGTGCGGACCTTGTGCTCCGAGAAGCACTCCTGTCCGCCACGGAAGATCAGGGTGACCAGGCCGTCGCTCTGCTCGGCGATCTCGTAGTGCCGGCCCGAGTGGTGCTTGATGTACCGGGCCTGCCGCTGGCCGAGATCGGTGGTCAGGTCGAGCACCATCTTCCAGCCGCGCTCGGCCGCCTCGCAGGAGACCTCCTCGCACGTGGCCCTCCGCCAGTGCGTGTTCTTCGGCGCGAGGATCTCGTAGCGCTGCATCATGTCGGCCGGCAGCTTCGGCGTGGGCCTGTTCAGGCCCGGCTTGGCGGGGATCATGCGACACTCCTCGGCGCTGCGTTCCGGTTGAAGACGACGGCGAAGGTGAGCGAGGAGAAGGTGCCGGCCACGTTGACCCGCACGTACTCCTCCACCGCTGCGGTGTCCGAGCTGGACGCCAGCCGCTCCCAGGTGGGCCCGGTGACGGTGGTGAACGACCCGCCGGCGACGTCGGCGTACGCGTCCGTCGCGCCGTCGTCCGAGGACGACTGGAGCTTCACGGTCGCCGACGTGCCGGTGAACGCGGTCACCTCCAGGTGGGCCTGCCAGCCGAACGAGGCCGCGCCCACCTGCACGCCGGCGGTGTTGCCGGCCGCAGAGATGGTCTCCAGGCCGGCGGTGAGCTGCTGCCCCCAGTCGGCCACGAAGCCGTCCGAGTTGAAGGTGACGCTGAACGTCAGCGAGCCGTCATCGCCCCGGCTGCCGGCGTAGTCGATCCGCTTGCCCACGGAGGCGAAGCCGCTGCCCCCGCGCGTGGAGCCGCGCAGGTACATCAGGTGCCCGTTACTGCGCGGCAGGGCGCTCAGCACCTCGTGCTCGGCGTCGTCCGCGTCGTTGAAGAACGTCACGAACTCGCCCTGCGCCGAGGCCAGTCCGTACTGACGCTCGTGGGCGAACTTGTTGATGCCCGTCATCTCCAGCGTCGCGATCGGGGTGGACAGTCCGCCGATCTGCTGGGTGTCGCCCGAGATGTCGTACCCGCTCACCAGGAGCAGGTCCCCGAGCCCCGTCTGCTTGGCCACTTACTTCACCTGCTCCCACACGTTGGGTTCGATGACCGGGAGCACGAACGTGAACACCCGGTAGACGAAAGAGTCGATGTTGATGTACCCGGACTCGCACTTCAGCGGGTCCCGCTGGGTGATGCCCAGCAGGTCGATGAAGCGGTCGTCCTTGCCCAGGTCGAAGTCGCCCGAGTAGGCGTTCATCATCTTCGACGTGGCGTTGATCAGGTCCGGGTCGATGCCGTCCTGCGGCTCCTGGAGCATGTTCGCGTAGATGCGGCCGAAGTACTCGACCCGCACGTCCGTGTACCGCAGCCCCGACCGGCTCCGCGCCGGCTCGATCCGGTTCAGCCAGACGGCGTACGTCAGGCCACGGCCGGGCTTGTTCTTCGGCTCATGGCCGAGCACCCGGTCGAAGATGCCCAGGCTCTTGGC